TTACGAACCAATTTACAAACATTATCTTCATCTGAAGCTTTTAATGATTTAAATGCCCCCATAAACATATCAATTAATTTTTCAAAAGAACTATCAGAACTATCAGCTAAACTATTAGCATTTTGAGATGGAGTTGATAGTTGTTGTGGTATTGAAGTAATATTGCTTGATATTTCTTGAACATTATTTCCGTTTATTTTATAAACAGCTATTGGGGCTTTTGATTTTGCAGAATTATATATAGAACTTATAGACCCAGTTATATCTTTTTTAGTAAAATATCCTTTTTGATTTTTATCAAATCCTTTATTTTGTTCATATATTTTAGTTCCAGGAGCTCCAATAATATCATCTTTATTTTTACCTATAGCTGCAGGATAAAATACATGTAGATAAGTATCTTCTAAACTGTTTAATCTTCCTCTACGACTAGCAAAATATGGCTTAACACATCTTTCTAATTGAGTAATTGCGTCCATATTTTTTATTTCATCTAATGTTAAATTAAACTGTCTTGCCGTAGCTGGCATAAATTGAATTAAGCCAGTAGCTTTAGAAAATCTGTTTTGTATATGAGGTTTAAAATTAGATTCTAATGAAATTACAGCAGCTAACCAATTAGGATCCACATCTAACCATAATGCGGTTTCAATTAATTTTTTTCTAAATTCAGAGCTTGTTGTTTCAATTCCAGGGAAATTATATAATTCAATAGTATCTTTTTTATCATCTAAAAAAGCATAATTAATATCGGATATATCATTACAATCCCATGGAGTAGCGGATTTTATAAAACCAAACTCTTTTAATTTGACATTATCAAAAGCTTGCGTTTTATTTTGCTCTTGAAAACCTTCAACAAAAGAAAATCTTAATTGATCAATACCTTTAAAACTCAACATAGGAGAAGGACCAGATATCCTTGCAGAATAATCTCTAAAAGCAACTAAAGCATAAATATAACTTAACCCCAAACTAGGTAAAGAAAATTCACAACTAACTTGAATATGCTTATCTCCTTCAAAATTTTTAAATTGTTTTCCAGAAACAGCGTCCTTTGAGCTTTCTATTTTACCACCTTTTAAAACAGAATTAAATAATTCTTTATAAAATATATCTAAATTTGACATAACAGCATTAATAATATTTTGTGAAGCTCTTCTGAAATCTAATGATTCATTAATATATTTATCAGCTCTTTCTTTTGCATTAACTGTAATAGGTTGTTCAATAAATTTTATTTTAGATAAATCGGATTTTATTGCCTCTGGAGGCGGCGCGGCTTCTACTACTACATCACTAACTTCCGATAATTCATTACTTAACTCTAAAGATTTTTTTCTAATTTCTCTCAATGAATCAGTATAAGAGTCTAAATTTGCATTTTCTATTGATTGATTTAATTTATCAATACTTGCAAGAAGTTCTTCTATTAATAATTTTACTTTAAAAGATTTATTTTTTAATTCATCAACTTTTCTTTTATATTCTGGATTAATTAAACTATTCAACCAAACTTTTAGTCTTTGTGTAAGGCTTGCTACCTTTACAATATCATTTTCATCTGCTAAAAGCAGATCATGACTAGCTTGTTTGATTATATTTAAATTATCCATTTAAAATCTTTTCTGCACATTTAAGTAAATCTAAAGAAGCTTCTGGATCTAAATCTTCTATATCATCAGAATGTTTAACTAATAAAGCTGCAATTATTTCTTTGTCTGCTTTTTGTGCTGCTAATTTATATAATACATTTCCAAACTCTGTGTTGAATTTTTGTAATATGTATTTTCTAGAAGCTGTTGTGTATTTGACAATATTATTTAAATTATATTTATTATATAATTCTTCAAAATTTTGACGAATAAATTCTGTACCAGCTTCTAAACCTTTTTCTTTTAAAACATCATTTACATATTTATCATATGCTTCATTTCCTTGCTCAAATCCCATTTGATATAAATGTCCCATATGAAGATTATATTGATCTTGAGATAAATTTTGACCAGGAGATAATTTTGACATGTCTAAAAGTAAGGGTTGCCTTGGAGTAGGTGTAATAACAGGGCTGGTAACATCTTCACGCACTAAACTTCCATCTGTATCTATAACTGCATCTGGTTGCTGTGATTGTTGTTCTGTTTTTGGTATTAAATCTGGAATTTCTGTAATAACATCATTATTTGTTGGTTTAACCTCTGTAGCAGATGCTTCAGGTACAGATTTTTCTTGTTCAGTTTGTTTTGCTTCTTCTGATTTTTTTGCAGCCTCTTCTTCTAAAGCTTTAGCTCGTGCTGCCTGTACTTGATCCATTATTGGTTTAATATATTTGTTATAAAATTCTTTTTGTTTTTTATTATAATTTTTTTCTAATTCATTGAGTTTTGAAAACTCAGTAACCCAATTAGATATGTCTCCAACTCTTCTATGAGTTTTTAAATTATCCATAATTTCTAATATTTTTTTAACAAAAGATTTACTATCTTCTAAAAGTTTTCCAGCATCTCTTGTTCTTTCTCTTGTTTCTTTTTTATACAACCACTCAATAGGATCAGAGAGAAATTTTCTATATAAACGACTAATAGATAAATTATTTACTAATCCCTCTACCCCTCTTGCAATATCAGACACAATAGCATTTTGAACATCGTCAGCTTTATTTGTATCAACCATAGAAGTTTCTGTATCAGCTCTGCTTAAATAATCAGAAACTTCTTCTTGTGATACTCCAAAATATTTTGATAAATCTTCTTGTGATAAATTAGAGATGTCTTTCCCAGCACTAATTGCTTTTTGTACTATTTTGGATAATCCTGCAGCATAATGAGCCATATCCATATGTTTTTTATCTAAAAACGCCTGCTCTAAATAAAATAACATATCTTTTATTTCATGATTATAAGAATTATCACCCATTAATATTTTTCTTACAGCTTCATCAGTTTCTTCTAATAATTTAACTTTTTCTTTATATTCTCCTGATAATAAGCTTCTCATGCCCTTACCCCAGCCTCCACCTATTGGGGAATATTCTTTCATTTTAGACAACCATCCATACTCTTGTGCTAATTTAAAAAGCTTTTCGTTTTTTGACATGAGATATCCTTAAATACACCTTTACTTATTTAATCCAAAATATTCATAAAAAAAGCCACCTAATATTTTAGATGGCTTTATTATTTAAATTAATTTAATCAACCTGGTCCTCCAGGAGGAGGTGGCGGGGGCGGAGCTCCTCCAGGACCACCTTCTAATCCTGGTAAACCTCCCGGAGCACCACCGTCTTCTTTATCCTCATATGGAGATTCTCCTGGTAATGGTGACTTCTTAATTTCTTGAATCTCATCACCTTCATTTACAGATCTTAATTCATTTAATGACATTTGTTGCATAACTTCCATTTCTTTAGCTAATACAACTTGGTCTATCATTTCTTTTTTAATATTTCTTTGTTCATTTTCATACTCTAAACCTAACGAACGATATAAAGTTTGAACAGAAACATTTCTTGGTTGAGCTGATAACAATTGAGTTAGTTGATTAATATAATCTCCAGCATCAAACAAACTCATATGATTCCATTCTACGTCTGGAACAACCAATTTTTTTTCACCATCATCATAATCATAAAACTCTTGTAATTTCGATATAGGTGCAAATATTTTTCTTCGTAACCAATTAGACATTAGATTTCTAAACTGTAAATATCTGCTTCTTAAAACATCTAATGAAACGCCACCATTAGCATAAGTTACATCTCCACTGTCCATAATAACTTGTGGTATCATTAAACCAATATATATTTCTTTCATTAATTGAGTTACATCATTGGATGTATCATAAATAGCACCACCTGAACCTACTTTTTCTACAGTTACACCATCATGAGTAAATATTTTAAAATCTTTGTCATATTGTGCGTTTTCGAATACTTCTCTGTATAATTCTAAATCAGCCGGGGTTGGCATAAAATTTGATGCCCCACCACCAATTTTAACTAATGTTAAAGGGTTGATCATATTGTCCGCTTGAGAAAACTTACTTTCCCGTAACTTATCCCATAACATTAAGCTTCTAAAACAGCTTACAATCAAACTTGTTCCGCGAATGTCATAAGGAGAAATTTTTCTAGCAATATGAGAAGCGTAAAAATTATTTAATGGAATATTTTCTCCACGCCTTACATGCTCTACTATACTTGGATGTAATTGTTGTCTTTGCGCTACATCTGAAGGCT